TTGATAGCTACAAGGTCAGTTACACCTGCAGGTAGATCTTTACGTTTGTATTGATCATAAAGATTACCCCACAAAGTTTCTTCAAAGTTAGGATTAAATGTCATTTTAACCACCTTATCTGAGATTCAATTAAATCAGCATAATGATTTAAGTATGAATTAGGTCCTGCTGTCTTGTCTCTCATCCAACCGACAATTGTCTCTAGTTGTTCAACAGCAAGTTCTTTATTAGTCTTAACTTCTTTTAAATCTTCTTCAGATAAAGTAATTCCAAGTTTTTCTAAATTCATTACTGAGCCTCCTCGAAAGCTGTTTCAATAGAAACGTTTTCTACTTCACAGAATAGTTTAATAAGATCTTCTTGTTTCTGAATCTCTTCATCAGAAGCTCTAGTGTTAATAATGTTGTATTTTTCGACAGCTTGTCTTAGTTGTTTAGATATCATGCTCACTCCTTGTTAAAATTAATATCTCTTATTATATTCCCATATTACCAGATTAAAGTCAACAGGCCATAACAAAAAATTATTATGAATATTGTTTTAACTTTTAACTGTTTATTTAATAATTTTCTAATCATTACTTAGCCTCCTTAATAGAAGGCTTTTTACCTAATTTCTTAGTAATATCATCAAGATCAAAAACTGAAAAAGGGATAGGTTTAAGTTCAACCTTACCTGTTTCTTCGTTCTTCTCTTTAGTATATCTGTAAAGAGTAGCGGCCTTAGTAAGACCTTTCATAGTAGCACCAGAAACACCTTCTAGGTACTTAATAGCTTGTTTAAAAGTAACGAAATAGCAAGATTCGTCAAAACCTTCTGAACCTAGGATGTCCCAGTTCTTTCCGGTATATGTTTGTTTTGTAATGTAATTTATCATAAAATCACTCCTTATATTATTATTAATATTCTCACTATACCTTTATTCTACATGCTTTTTTGTCAGAAGTCAACAGGGAAACTAAAAAAAAGTTCCCTGTAAAATCAACTAGTTATACTTACTCCAATATTCATTCCACATCCAACTTACATAATTGAATAATTTTTGATCAGTAATTTGTATATTATACTGATCTAATTTTACATCTTCAGTAATATAACAAACGCTATTATAAATCTCTAGGAAACCTCTAATGCATCCTTTCCATTCTTCAATGCTCTCACACTCACCAATAGTGTTTTCAGCATAATGCATGAAGTTTTCATAGTCAGCATTATAAAGACCAAGCTCATTATCAACTTGCTTAGGCTTCATTGCATATGGGTTTTTTGTATCAATTTTCATCATGTTCTCACTCCTTGTTAAAAAATTATATCTCTCTTATTATAATCTCACATTATCGAATTAAAGTCAACAGCTATTTGAAATTTTTCTTAATATTTCATAACAAAGTTTAGCTACCACGAAATCATAGGCTTCTATACCTTTTATAGGTGCAAACTCAACTATATCTACTGCAACTATTTCATTATGTTTTATAATAGAATCCAATAAATGCATAGTTTCATTCCACATATATCCACCAGGTTCTGGTGTTCCTGTAGCTGGCATTAATGATATATCAAAGGCATCTACATCAAATGTTAAGTATAACTTCTTGTTTTCTGGTATAATATTTGTTCGTATTCTATGTTTGTTTTTGTTAATATATTGTTCTTCTGATTTACTTGTATTTCTTATACCAAATCTAAATAAATTTGTTTTATCATTGATTTCCATACATCTTCTCATAGCACATGCATGACTTTGTTTGGATCCATCATAACTATCTCTTAGATCACAATGAGCATCAAATTGTACTATATCTACTTCTTCATTAGCCCATGGTTCAAACAATGTAGGTGTTAAACTATGATCTCCACCTATAGTCATAGTAAACTTACCAGCTTCTTTACCTGCTTTTACCATCTTAGATATCTCAGGTAAACCTGTAGCATATGCTTGACCAATTAGACTACTAAATGTATGTATTTTTAAATTATCCGGATATGGATAAAGTTCTACTTGTTGACTTGCTTTTAGAATAGCTCTAGGACCATTTCTAGTTCCTCTACCATATGATACACCAGCTTCTTTTGGATATGGTATTATGAGAGTATTGCACTCATCATACTTGTATTTCTTAACTCCTAAAAAGTTCATGTAGCTTCCTCCTCTTCCTATTTTTTAAATTAACATTATTGTATGCATAATTTGTTATTATAGGTAGAGTACTTGTAGCTTCTCCATAAACCATTTGAGTGTTACTATTATCAACCTTTCCCCATGAAGATGCTTCATCTAAAGTAGAACTTGAACAAGCTCCATCTCTAACATCAGCAACTGTAAGTTGTATAGCATATTGATGCATAGGTACTCTATGACCAATTGATTCTGCTGCTACAACTATATCTTGAGCAAAGTTTTTAGGTACACCACCACCTACCATAAACAATCCAGTGTTTTGCATTTCAACTTTCAAATAAGTTAACTCTCTTAAATCTTTGATACTGTCCATAACTAAATGAGAGTTAGGATTATTTGTTTGATGCATTAGTAAACCAATACCTGCAGCACTATCATTTAATGCTGGACAAAAGATTGGTACATCTTCTTTATAACATTCTTGAACTAAACTATTACCTGTTCTTAAATGCCAACCCAATAAGTTTAAAAACTCTCTTGAACTATATGTTTTTGCTCCGCAATGATTACTTGCAAAATCTTCTATATAATTATCTACTTGTTTTAAATCATCTTCTGATATAAATGTATCATATATTCTATCAATATAATTTTCTCTTAAAATATTATCATCAGCTTTGTTGGATCCAATGTAATGTTTATTACCTAATCCTTCAAATAAATCCATATCAATTATAGATGCTCCTGTAGCTACTATAGCATCTACCATATTGAATCTTACTAAATCTCTATATAATTTTAAACATCCAGCTGCTTGAGTTGATCCAGCTATTGTAAGAATAACTATTAGTTCTTCTTCTTCTAACATTTGTTTATATAATTGACATGCATTATATATTTCTCTTGATGTAAATGATGTTGATCTTAACTCATGAACTAAATCAGTCACATTATACTTAGTGATGTCTATATGATCAACTGTCTTTTTTAATGAATGGTCTATCAATTACTTGCTCTTTCTTACTATAAAAATGATGTTTCTTTAGTACTTCTAAAACTGTATCTACATTATACTTCTTACAACTATAAATGTCAAGCTGAAAATGTTCACTATCCCATGTATGTAAAATTATATGGCTTGTTGTAATAGCTGTCATCATAGTATAACCTTCGTTGCCTTTATCATCACAACGATCAATATGTGGACCACTCAATATTTTCATATCAAGTTCTTCTAAAAGTTCATCATTAAGATCTTTAAGTCTTGCCTTTCCAACATTTCTTAAAGCTCTATTTGAATTATAATGTCCTGTTACTATGAGATGTTTATGGATGAGCATTTTATATCACTGTATTTTTTGAGTTTTCTAAACTTAACTTTCATTCTCTTATCTATCTCTTTTTGAGTGACATGCTTCTTTTCTTTAAGTAATTGTATCATTGCACACACATCACCTATCTCGTCAATTAACTTTGAATGTGACTTTTCGTTCATTCCGTGTCTTAATATCTTACTACACTCTTGAATTAATTCACCACATTCTTCCATGGTTATTACAAATAATTGTTCGTGGCTATTGAGCTCCATCTTTCAACCCTTGTAATAATAATTCCCATTCCTTTGCTCTGAATCTCCAATTGTAAAAGTTATCAAAATAGTTCTTTTGAACATCTAATTGATTCTGCCAATTGTTTTGTTCCTTCATTACTTTGATCGTATTGTTCATGATATGTGCAAATCTATTAACATGCTTTTGACCATCTTCTGTATATTGATACATGCTTGCAAAGTTAGCACACGTTTCTGGAAGTGCACCTAAATTATTAGTTACAGTTAAACATTTAGCACTCATAGCTTCTATAGCTGCAATACAAGATGTTTCAACCCATATACTTGGAAATGCAAATATGTGTGCTCTGCCTAATGCTTCCATAACTTTATCATGTGGTTGATAACCATGATATGTTATTTGTGGATGGTTTTGACAAGTTTCAAATACTTTACTGTATTGTTCATCTCTATGTTTCCAACCATATATTTCAAAACTACTGAATACATCTAAATGAATATTCTTATGCTCTTTACATAAGAACTCAAATACAGGTACCAATAATTCTAAACCTCTATGTGGAGTTGTATGGTAGATTAATCTTATTTCTTTTTTAGGATCTGGCTTATCAATTAACTTATTTGGAATTGGATCAATTGCATTTCTCATTACATGACCTCTATCAAATGGAACACCTAAACCTAAATGAAATGTATGCATCTGATAGTTACTTACAAATATTAACTTTTCAAATCTTGATAATGAGCTTTCATCTTTTAAGTGTTGGTTCTCTGGATCATTCCATAAGTCATGTAGCCATAAGATTCTTTTCTTATCTTCTAAGTCTCTTACTCTACTACAAATTATTTGAAAATTATCCAATAGTTTTGGATCCATTTCTTTCTTTAGTCTTTCAAACATTCTTTCAGTACCACCTTGACTTTTAGTCCAAGTACCACTGTTAGTCATTTCGTTTCCGTTACCTAGAGAAAATTCTTTTTCCTTTTGATCTTCTTCTACACCAGTAATGTTAAGCTGTGTTGCCATCTGCTATCTCCTTTTCACCATTCTTTTTACCAATATTATACTTTGCAGTTAAGTTCCATTGATCCTTTTCTTTGAAAGGTAAGACCTTAATCTGACTTATAGGAGCGACGGGTTCTTTAGATAAATCTGGATTTACCAATTTTAGAAGTCCCCATTCTGCTAATAGATTTGCTATTGTGTTTCTTCTTGATATATCACTTTCTGTAAAGTTAGAAGGCTTACCATCAAGAGCAAACAGTTCTTTGAAGTGTACTATAAAGTATCTTCCTTGTTTATGTAATATGTGACATGATTGATAGAGAGTTTTATCTTTTCTTGATGCAACTCCAATCCTTGTTAGAGTTTCTCTGACCTTTAGAAAATCATCACCTTCGTTAAGTTTCACTTCAATCATATTGTCTGTGTCAATTGTCATTTCACACCACCTTTATTTAATTTCTTTTTAATAATATCTAATTGTTGTAACGATAATATAGACAAAGCTGTAGTGGCTTTATCATTGTTATAATCATAATATTCTTTAATTAGTTCTATATTTTCATTATCTAGTTTCTTATCCCATTTCTTAAATCTCTTCTTGGGACGTATTCTATTTATGAAATAGTCATATTGTAATTTATTATCTATATGATGTCTCATATTCATCTCATTG